ACAGGAAGTTCGGTAAGACTGGTATGTATAAAACATACTATAGTCAGAAGACTGGGAGATTACTTGAAAGATCTTGGGATGATGAGTTGTACAAAGATAAAACAGTTGGTGGGAAAGCACCAGTTAATAAAGTCTTTACACCTATCAGACCATAAGAAACTCTATGAGGCTACGAGTGAAATCAAACTTGCTTCAAAATGTAGAAGTATCTGCAGAGTACTATTGGGTAGCTTAAGTGCCCTGATACTGTATGACTACTACAACAGAGATAACTGTAAATCCGATTAAGCCCCGTAAGGGCTTTTAAATTAATCTAATTTAGTCCGTCGGAATCGCTACCTTAGGACTGAGTAGGCTTGGGATCGATAACCCCCTGTTGACTTGTAGGCACAGTTCAAATGCTTACTTATATAACCATATATAATTGAAAATTATTTCTGCAGTGGACGAACGATGTTCACAAAGTGGTATAATAGAACTAGGAACTCAGAGACTAGTAAATGGTAATCAATGGGATTGATAGCATCAATTGGTAGAGCGACCCTTGTCAAGGGTAGGTTGAGGTTCAAGTCCTCGAAGTCCCCCCCCGCCTGAGCAGACGCGGTGAAAAGGCTCAACAAAGCGAGACCCCGAAACATAGATTAATTACCTATGGGGCTGATAACAGACTGGAATATATGCTGTAACATGGTAGAGTTTGACTCTCTAATGAACGCACCAAATTTATAACTAAGGAGAACCTTATGATAAAGAAAATATTAGTGACAGCATTAATGCTAAGTAGTGTGGCCTGTTCAACGGTCTCCGATATAAAGAAAGAACACACAAGAGTTGATCTTGAAGTGAAAATTCATCTATTCAAAAATAAAAAGAAAGATGAACAAACATATTAACGAACAATTCCCTAAAGTCCCGTTGTCGGAAGGAATGGCAATGTGGGCTAAAACTGATGACAAATTATGTGAAATATGGTTGTATTCACCTGACTCATCTGAAGATTTAGACAATTGGGGGTCATGAACTAGCTCACTGTGTTTATGGATCATGGCACGAAGCAGAACCTGGGGTAAATTAACAATGATAAAGAAATACATTGTAGAAATAGAAAGCGATTATACAGAAATGGACTCGTTTCATCAAGAGCTACAAATGGCGATTGACTCTGTAGACAGAGAAGGTGAACTAAAGATCGTTGAGATACACGAGCCAAGCTAGGAGAATAGAACATGCTTGTCAAGAAGATTGACTTCCAAGTGGAGATTATAAATGCCAAAGGCGAACCTAAGGAAGTATCTTCTGACAAGTTCTACGAAGTGGTATTGAAGAGAAATACTAAAGCAGCGGACATACCCAAACTGTTTGAGCAGATGAAACTACTGCGTGAAGGCGCAACTATCGATGGAAAAGACTTCCACCTGATAGGAATGACGGTTAGGAGGCTACCATGAGGTTAGACAAAATCATGCTGGCCATGTATCCGACGACTGTGCGCAACAGGGACACTCTCTGGTCATGTGACATAGAAGCGACTGGCCTCCTTGAGCATCTTAATGAACAAGGCGAAGACGCCAGACTCCATAACTTTGGGGCAAAGCAGGGCAAGACGGAGATTCTCTTCTCTGCAGCCCATAACAGCCTTGACCACAGGGCATGCCCAGACATCAGACCGCTCAGCGAATTGCAAGAGTGGCTCAGTGAGGGGCACTCTCTGATAATGCACAACGGTGTGGGCTATGATGGCGAAGCTCTGAAATTCTTTGGCTACGATGTTTCAAAGAACTACATAATAGATACACTGTATCTTGCTTGGTACTTAGAACCTAGACGTGTACGTCATGGACTAGGAGGCTATGGTGAAGAATTTGGTGTACCGAAACCAGTAGTAATGGACTGGATAAACGGCCCACAAGAAGAATACAACAGACGTGTAATGCAAGATTGTCGTATTCAAGAAAGATTGTGGACTAAGCTATGGGGTATGTTAAACAACATTTATGGTAATGATATAGAGTCATGGAGACTTATAGATTACCTAATGATAAAAGCCAAACACCTAACTGTCGCTCAACGAACTCGTTGGAAGTTAGACATAGCGGGTGCTGAAGAATTATCCGAAGAATTACATATAGATAAGGACATTAGACATAAAGAGCTAACAGCTGTAATGCCTAAAGTGCCTGTCTATAAAGAAAAGAAAAGATGTGCTAAGCCATTCAAAGGTAATGGGACTCTGTCTAGCCACGGAAGTAAGTGGGTAATGTTTTGCTTACAATATGGATTGGATTTTAATGACCTTGAAGAGTATAATTACCTGTCTGGAAGTGAAGATGGGAATCCGAATGCACACGGTCAAATAAAAAAATGGTTATTTAGCTTAGGCTGGCAACCAGAAACTTGGGTATTTAAAACTGATTATGATGAAAACGGTAAACGAACTGAAAGAAAGATTCCGCAAATCAATGTCAAGAACTCAGGCGGTATGCTTGATCCTGATATCGAGCGTATGCTTGAAGATTACCCAGATCTCAAATATCTTAAAGGCCTTGGTATTGTTAATCATCGTATTTCCATTGTTGATGGTTGGCTTAGGGATCATATTGATGGCTACCTTATTGCTGGATGTAGTGGATTAACTAACACACTGAGGCTTAAACACAGAGGTGTAGTAAATGTACCTTCTGATAGAGTATCTTATGGTGCAAGACTTAGAGCACTACTGATAGTTGATGAGTATTTCGTATTACTGGGAAGTGATTTAAGTTCTCTGGAAGATAGATGTAAACATCACTATCAAATACCATTAGACCCAGCATATGTTCAAGAGCAATCAGCAGATGATTTCGACCCTCATCTATTGATAGCTACCTTGGCAGGCCTAGTAACAGAAGGTGAAGTGGTAGAATTCAAACTAGGTTTGGACGAAGATAAATTCCCTCTAGGGAAGATAACTGCTGCCCTGTTTAAACACATCAAGAAGGAAGTCAGACCGAAAGGCAAGGCTACTAACTACGGGTGTCAATACGGTGCTGGTGCTAAGGCTATTAGTCGTAGTGCTAAAGTGTCGTTCCAAGTTGCAGAGTTATTGCATCAGGCTTACTGGGAGGCAAATTGGAGTATAAAGGAAATTGCAGCTGCTACTGAAGTAGCAACGGCAAACGGTGAGAAATGGCAGAGGAATCCTGTTAACGGAATATGGTACTGGCTCAAGCATGAGAAAGATAGATTCTCTACTTTATGTCAAGGTACAGGTTCATTTGTTTTCGACATGTGGACTGAACAAGTGTTTCAAATATGTCAGGAACGATGGGGCAAAGATCCTATGCTGACTGGACAATTTCATGACGAATTTATACTTAAATGTAAAGCCGAACATGAAGAACTCTGGACAGAGATAGTAATGACAGCAATGTCAAGAACAAACGAAATATTAGGTATGCGTAGAGAGATGGGCTGTGATATTCAGTTCCACACAAACTATGCAGGAATACATTAATCTTATAATTACGTAAGAGAAACTCAAAAATTAATGGGCTAACAAGGCCCCAATGGAGAACAACATGTTTGCAAAAGCAACAAAGACAGGTAACGGTGGCGGCGGTGGCGTCGAGATGGTATCAACAATTCTAAGCCCAGGATCATACCCTGCTAGATTAGTACAAATTGTTGATCTAGGAATGCAACCGGGATCTACAATGTATCCTGAACCTAAACTTAAAATGGAGATGCGTTTTGAGTTATTAGATGAGTTCATGCACGACAAAGAAGGTAAAGAACTGGATAACAAACCTCGCTGGTTTAGTTACGAACTGACTTACAATGCAGATGGATATATGGGCGATCGCTCTAACATCTACAAAGTCTTCGATGCATTAGGTGGATTTGAAAAGCCATTGCCAGAACTTGTTGGTACACCCTGTAATGTAGCTATTGCAAAAGGTCTCAAACAAGACGGCAAAACCGAAAAGAATAAGATTACTGGTGTGTCTGCCATGCGTGATAAGGATGCAGAGAAAGCTGTTGAGTTACAAAACCCAACTCTATATTTCTCTCTGATGACTCCCGACATGGAAGTGTGGAAGAAGTTATCTAGTAAAGGTCAGTACTCTCAACAAGCTAAAATTAAGGCTAGCTTAGAGTTACACCTTACACCATTAGCAGCGTTAATTGGAGCAGAAACTAGTGATGCGAAAGACGAAAGTGAGCCAAGCGGTGATGATGATACTGATGGAAAGACAGCAGATGATAAGTCAGCCGAAACCCCGACAGAAACTGAAACCCCAGAAGCTGAAAAGCCAGAAGCAGAAAGCAATGAAAGAGCTGTAAGTGAAGGCGGTAAAACAACAGATGAAGTAGATCCATTCGAGTAGGGTAAATTATGATTTTAGCAAGAGAACTTCTGAAAGAACTACGTGCTAAGAACATTCCAGCTTGTGTTGCGGGCGGTTACGTCCGTGACATGGTCTTAGGCAGACCGCCTAAAGATATGGATGTTGTAGTATTTGGTGATCACATGGTGACAAAGAACATTGACTATATGGATGCGAGTAGTATCCTAGACAATGTTGTCCATCGAGTAGAGAATGGTGTATTACACTACGAAGACGGTGCGGATTATCCTGTCAATGTGATTGAACATTTATTCGCAGGGACATACAAAGGTATGAAAGTTGATATGATCTTCTACAAAGAGAGATACTTCTCAGGTGCTGCTGTAGTAGATTCCTTTGATATGAATATCAACCAAGGGTACATAACCATGAAAGATATGGTGGTACCTGATGTGACTACACTAAGCCTACACAATCTTGCCAGATGTACTGAGCAAAGAATTGTGAAAGGTTTTAATATGATAATGGACCATTATCGTAAGAACCATGAAATGGAATTGCCAGGCGGTAGTCCAAATCCACCTTGGAGAACACCTAATGTCAAACCGTGAAGCACCAGAAAGCTTTGAAACATTATTGATAGATATGGACTTACTAGTATTCTCTAGTTGTGCAGCTATTGAGTATGGCAAAGAGCCCAAAGATGTAAATTTCAACCAGATAGCAAATAACATCGACTCTCGTATTATGAACATAAGACGTAGACTGGGTGCTAAGAATGTTATTGGTCTGCTATCAGGTAAAAAGAATTACAGATTTGTAGTTCAGCCTGATTATAAAGCAAACAGAAAAGATGCATGGATTCCGTACAACTTAGCAAATGCTAAAGCTTATGCTGAGAATCAATACGAGTGTATTCTGACTGATGGTTTGGAAGCAGATGATTGGTGTGGTATCTTAGGTGGTAGTGATGAAGTTGTCACAGCGACTATAGATAAAGATATTCCAACAGTTAGTGGATGGCATTACAAATGGGAAACTCAGCACGCAGGTGAAAAGTTATTCCATGTGTCAGGCCAAGGCGATCTTGAATGTAAGATTAACGCTAAGAAGAAGAAGAAAATTGTCGGCAACGGTAATAGATTTTTCTGGTGGCAGCTGTTGACAGGTGATCCTACAGATGGGATCATGGGTTGTGGTGCTACAGTAAGCAAGCAGTATAAGACTGGCAAGAAAGCTGGTCAACAATACTATAGCCGTGAAGGTGTCGGTGCTGTAGAGGCATACGAATTACTAGAAGGCGCTATAACTCCTGCTAGATGCTTGAACATCATAATCCAGCAGTATAAGAAGCAATTCGGAAAGCAATGGGAATACCAACTGCTAATGAATGGCCGCTGCTTGTGGATGACTCGAAAGATTGTAGATGAAAATGTTATAGAGCTATGGCACTGGTTGACATTGCTAGAGACTGAAGCTGACATCAAAGAATTTATCGAAACCTCAGGCACTAAAGCTACTGTGGAAAAGGTAACAAATATGAGAATCCGCAGAATGGCTGATTCTTGGTTTAATATCCTTGAACAAAAGATAGTGAAAATGGAAGGCTAAATATGAGTTATGGGTGGTGTAAGACTGATAAAGCGTTTGCTAAATGGCTTCAAGGAGCCGTGAGGAAAACGTTCTCAAAACACCCTGCTCGCCTAGCTCTGATAGAGAAAAATAGATATCAAGCGCTGAATAGGAACACTGGCCGGCGCTGTTATCATATCGACTGCGAGAAATGCAAGAAGCCTATACCTCAGGGTAAAGGTGGTGGTACAATAGAGGTAAACCATAAGAATACTGTGGGTGGATTTAGTGAACTTGATGAAGAAAAGTTTAAGACATTCGCTGCAAATTTACTCTTGGTTGGCGAGGATGATTTGGAGCTATTATGTAAACCATGTCACGACATAATCACTTATAGTGAGAGGTCAGGTATGAGTATCGAGGAGTCAGAAATTGAAAAGAAGATTATCAAGTTCATGAAACACCCCGCGAAGATACAGATAGCAAAAATGAAACAAGCAGGATTCGTGCCAGAGGCTCTAGCAGCCAAAAGGCGTTTACAGATAAGAAAACATCTGAGAAGCAAATTATAACTCATTAGGAGAACCCAATGAACTTAGAAAACGTACTAAAAAGCGGTGGCGTAATGCGCTACCATGCAACACCTGATATCCCATTACAAAGTAATGCTGAACATCAGTGGCGTGTAGGAATATTACTCCAACACTTTTATCCAGTGTTAAATGAATATGTGATGTTTGCAGCATTAACACATGACTGTGCTGAGATGATGACTGGTGATACACCATCATTTGCTAAGCAACAAGAACCAGTGTTGAAAATGCTATTGGATAAGATGGAAAAAGAAGTGGAAGTGGAGTGGGGAATTTTAGCCAGTCTAAGTACCGCTGAAAAGAAAGCAATAAAGTATTGTGATGTAATAGAAGGCTTATTATATTGTCACAACGAAGTGATGAAGGGTAATAAACTAGCCTTACCAGTATTCGATAACTGGGTGAACTATTATGAGTCACTCAAAGATGGAAGCTACGAAAGTCATAACCAATTCGTTAAGTATAAAGTTCAAGAGGTGAGAAATGTCCGCTAATCTATTCGGCCAACCACAAAAAGCTCTTCATCTACATATAGAAGAAGATAAGAAAGCACCTAAGCATACAGGTAAAATATTTGCAGTCATGGAGAAGTACGATGGCTGGTTTATGTATATCGATTGTATACAAGGTGAATGGCAAGGTATTAGAAGCAAGACAGGTAGACCGTTGCCTAGTATGGCTAAATACTCAGGGTTGTTTGAAGAGCTTGATTATCCAGCAGTGGATTGCAGGCTAATATTCGAAGCCGTGATACCTCAGCATGGAGCACCTCGCGGATACATGGAGTTCAAAGATTGTAATGGTAAATTTAACCAAAAGAATCATACACTTCAGGATGTGCATTTAAAAGTACATGATGTAATAATAGCAGGCCGTGACCCAACATTCGAACAGCGAAGAGCAATATTGCACAAGCTAATGAACAGATGGTCTTATGCGGATACTGAATGGTTACACATGGTTCCGGTACTAAACAGATCTAGCGACAAAGCAGAGTGGATGAGTATATATAACCTAATCACTGAAGATCGTGGTGAAGGTATAATACTCAAAAACATCGCTGGTAAATACGAAGCAAATAAACGTAATTTCAACCTGATGAAGATCAAATGCGAACTAACTTTAGACTTGCTGGTAGTAGGAATAGAAGAAGGCGGAGGCAAGTACATTGGAACCCTAGGCAACCTAGTGGTGAAGGACTCGAACGGAGTGCTAAACAATGTATCGGGAATGTCGGACACACAGAGAGATCTGTGGTACAAGAACCCCGAGCTGATCATGAACAAAGTAGTTGAAGTGAAAGCCATGAAACGTTATGATGACGGTAGGCTTAGTGAGGGTAGATTTAAAGCAGAACGCTTTGACAAAACAGAGAAGGGAATTGACTAATGAATGTATCAATAAAGTGGGCGAAGAAAAGAATAGTAGAATTGGCTGAAAGATTGGGTGTAACATACTGGACTATTCAAATAGAAATAAGACCTAACTCGGAAGTGGAGTATAGAGCCTATATCGAAAATCAGGAGCCAAGTAGATCCTTTGGATACGGTAAATCACCATTCAAGGCAGTGGAAGCATTAAGGAAAATTCATGCAGCTTGATTCAGTAGCGATATTACTTAATGGGCCACCTGGGATAGGGAAAGATGCTTTAGCAGACATAATTGCTAAGGCCTCTGACGTAACCAAGATGGAATACAAAGCTGGCCTACGTACAGCAACTGCACAGCGTTATAGTGTCAATCAAGAGCAAGCAGATTTATTGTTTGCTCATAGGAAGCAGAAAGAGATCCCTCACTACGCTTTCGGTAATATATCGCCACGTGACGCCTTAATTGAAACTGATACCTACCTGAAAGAGACTCATGGTCGTTCTATGGTAGGTGAATGGGCTGCACAAGCGGTGAGAGCAGCAAGAGTAAATAAAGGATGCAAAAACTTTATATTCTCTGATTCTGGTTTCTTACCTGAAGCACAGATGGTAGCTGATGAAGTGGACTTTTTAATAATAGTGCAATTGATTCACGAAGATTTCAATTTTGATAGCGATTCAAGAGATTACGTGTATATCAGTGGTGTAAACTCAACAACAGTAAAATACCATGCTAGACGTGGTACAGAAGAGGAAGACGCAAAAGCTGTCTTATCTCTAGTAAGCGATATCCTATGGGAGAATCGAAATAAATAATAGGAATTAAAGGATGAGAATTAGTTACGAAAGAGATTCATTAATCTCAGAGCAGGCGATGAAGCTGTTACAAGACTACTACATGCAACCAGAAGACAAAAGTCCTCAAGATGCGTTTGCTCGTACTGCTCGTTTCTTTGCTTCAGATGCCAAACACGCACAGAGAATTTATGATGCTGTAAGTAAGCAGTATTTCATGTTCGCAAGCCCGATACTATCAAATAGCAACGAAGGGAAAGGTTTACCTATCTCTTGTTTCTTGTCATATGTACCGGACACTGTGGAAGGTTTAATAGGCCACGAAGCGGAAACTAAATGGCTGTCAATATTTGGTGGTGGAGTAGGTGGACACTGGAGTTCTGTAAGAGCTGTGAGTGACAAATCACCTGGGCCAATACCATTTATGCACTCTATAGATGGGTCAATGACTGCGTTTAAGCAGGGCACAACTAGGAAGGGAGCTTACGCTGCCTACCTTGATGCTAGCCACCCTGATATTCAGGAATTCTTACAAATAAGAGTACCTACAGGTGGTGATATAAATCGTAAATGTCTGAACATACATAACGGTGTTAACTTTTCTGATGACTTCATGGAAGCAGTAATGCTTGATGATGAGTGGGATTTAATTTGCCCTTCGAAAGGGGCTGTGTTAGAGACTGTATCTGCTAGATCTATATGGGAAAGCTCAATGACTACGCGTCATCGTACTGGTGAACCGTATATGAACTTCATAGATACAGCCAATAGATACTTACACCCAGCTCAGAAAGCATTAGGCTTAAAGATTAATGGATCAAATCTGTGTAACGAAATTCACTTAGTGACAAGCGAAGAGCGTACTGCTGTTTGTTGCTTATCTTCTTTGAATCTTGAGAAGTACGATGAGTGGAAAGATATTGGCTTAGTGGCTGATCTGGTGGAATTCTTAGATAATGTGTTAGATCACTTTATTGCCCGTGCTCCAGATGTTATTAGTAGAGCGAGATATGCAGCAATGAGGTCTCGTGATATAGGTATTGGTGCAATGGGTTGGCATGGTCTTCTAATGAAGTCCTCTATCCCGTTTGAAAGCGAAGAGGCTATTGCCTTGACGGATACCATATTCTCTAACATCAACAAGCAAGGTAAAGATGCTTCTAAAGCTCTAGCCTACTTGCGTGGAGCTTGTCCTGATGCAGTTGAGACTGGCTACGGTGATAGGAACCTACATATATTTGCAATAGCTCCGAATGCTAATAGCTCTATATTATGTAATGCAACAGCATCAATTGAGCCTATCAAGAGTAATGCTTATGCTCATAGAACTAGACATAATACACATCAGAATGTGAACCCTATACTAATGGATGTACTAAGAGACAAAGCGCCTATGGCTACTTTGACTATGCTTGGTATGACAGTAGAACAATGGGTGAACAAACAGCTTGAAATGGTGGTTAGAGACGACGGTAGTGTAAAGACTCTTAGTTGTCTAAATGACCATGAAAAGGAAGTGTTCAGAACATTCCGTGAAATGAATATGGTATGGGTAGTAAAACAAGCTGGTGTAAGGCAGAAGCATCTATGTCAGGGACAAAGTGTAAACTTAGATTTCCCTGCTGAGTGTGAGAAGTCTTACTTCAATCACGTGCATTTGCTTGCATGGGAGCTTGGCTTGAAAGGACTTTACTATGTCCGTACTGGGTCAGTTGGTAAAGCTGATAAGGTATCAGACAAGATTTTAAGAGAAGCCCTTGGTGACTCGGAGGACTGTTTGGCATGTCACAGCTAATTTGCACGACTTGCGGTAGGCATGCTTCACCATCCAGCTTCTGGATAAAGTTTCAGAACCGTGCATTGAAGTGGCGTGAATGTAAACTATGTGGAAACCATAGAACAAAAACAAAAACGAGAGGCTCCGTAAGTACGGAGTCACTAATGCTAAGTTTGTGAGCATGATGCTAAAGCAAGAGTTTGCTTGTGTCCTATGTGAGGAAGACTTTGAAGAAAGTAGACACACACATATCGATCATTGTCACGAAACTGATAGAGTCAGAGGAATCCTATGTCACTATTGTAATACAGCTTTAGGTCTTTTTAAAGAGAAACCTGAGTTAATGAAAAGAGCTGCAAGTTACATAGAGTTCTACAAGGAGAAAAAGCATGCCACAGTTAAAAAGTAAGTTACTAGTACAAGCTGCTACATACAAGCCCTTCAATTATGAGTGGGCTGTTCAAGCCGCAATTGATCATGAAAAGATACATTGGCACGAAGAAGAAGTTGAGCTTGGCGATGATGTGGCTCAGTGGAAGGATGGAAGCCTGACTGATAGGGAGAAGAATTTCGTAACTCAAATATTGAAATTGTTCACTCAGACAGATGCTCAGGTGGCAGGAAACTATTGTGACCTATTCATCCCGACATTCAAGAACAACGAAGTACGCCAAATGTTATTGGCATTCGCTTCACGTGAAGGTATACATCAAAGAGCGTATGCATTACTTAATGATACATTAGGTTTGCCTGACTCTATATACTCAGAATTTCTAGAATACGAAGCTATGGCTGGTAAGATGGAAATGATGCAGGATAATGATGTATCGACGTTAGAAGGTATTGGTAAAGCATTAGCTCAAACAGTATGTAATGAAGGGATGAGCCTATTTAGTTCATTCGTGATGTTACTAAACTTCCAGCGCTTCGGTAAAATGAAGGGTATGTGTAAGATTGCTGAATGGTCACTACGAGATGAGACAGAGCATGTTGAGGGCATGGCAAAATTGTTTAAAACTTTTTGCAATGAGAATCCTCAAGTGTTGACTGACGAATTCAAACGTGGGATTTACCAAATGTACCGTGATGCTGTTGATCTGGAAGATAAATTTATCGACCTAGCTGCAGAGAAAGGTATGCCAGAAGGGTTAACTGTTGCTGAGATGAAACAATACATTCGTTTCATAGCTAACAGGCGTCTAAACATGATCGGTCTTAAGGATAACTTTGAGAATGCTACGAACCCCTTCCCTTGGTTGGATTGGATTCTAGGCGAAGGTCACACTAATTTCTTTGAGCAGCGTGTAACAGATTATTCTGTTGGCGGACTTAAAGGTGAGTGGGTCTACTAATATGGCGATCCCTGTAGACGAATTGTATGACGGCTTTCTAGTAAATTCTCTGATTCAGAACTATGGGGATTTACTTAAAGTATCAAGATCTCGAGGTATAAATAAGACCTTACCTATCCTAAGACAGTATATATCTGACAACGAATGGGTAAGGGATCAGTACTTCGAGTTAATTAAATCAGAACAAGAAGGTCAAAACATCTTAGAGCATAATGTACTCAATACTATTATTGAAGCGCAATTGCATTCTTTCACCAGTGGTGAGAAGAAGAATAATAAGATGTACTCCGATGAAATCAAGAAGATAATTACTGAAGGCGACTCTGAAAAGAATGCTGATGGTAGTGTCCGAGTGAGTAAGGAGAAGGGCGAGAGAGCTTCATTAGCACAACTAATACTGGATGAGCCACTACAAGTGGACTACAGTAAAGTGACTAATGAGGATGCTGATGAAGTGAGGGAAATACTTATGAATCCAGTGGATGGATTCGAGAGATTCAGTAAATGGTGCTTTGAGATTCAAATGAGTTTCAAGTTTCAGCATCAAGATTTCCACTCTGAGATATTCAGATTTTGTCAAGAGATAATAGCGGGAACAATTGATAGAGGTATTGTAACGATACCACCGAGGCATTCTAAGACTCAGATACTATCGATATTCTTACCGTTATATTCTTTTTGTTGTAATCCAACAAGCCATAACATTATCACAAGCTATGCAGATGATGTGGTATCTGAATCAAGTGGCTATATTCGTCAGATAATGACTGATAACTTGTTTCAGAAGATATTCCCAGCTGTTCAGATAGATCCTAACAAAAGGTCATTAGAACGTTGGGGTACTACCAAAGCGGGCGTAATGCACGCAGTCCCTACTGGTGGTAAGATGACTGGGAAGGGTGCCGGTTTACTATCGGAAAAATATGCTGGTGTGTTTGTAGTAGATGATGCTATAAAACCCAAGGATGCCTACTCCAATACGATAAGACAAGAAATAAACGACCGTTTCGATAATACGTTTATGTCTCGATTAGCAAATGACGGTGTAGTGCAGGATCAGCAGGGTAACCTAATAAATTGTCCTAGGACACCAATGGTTATCATAATGCAGAGAGTGCATGATGAAGATTTAGTTGGACACATCCTTAGGGGTGGTAGTTCAGATAAATACCTGTGGTTGAACATCCCAGGAATAATCGACAAGGAGTGTGGTACCGAGAAATGGTATGCGAAGCTTATACAGAAACAAGCGTACACTCATGCAATCCCTTATTTATACGACTTAGGTCGTGGTGAAGGATTGTCTGCTTTGTGGCCAAGTCGAAAAAGTTTAGACACTCTTTTAAGTATGAAAGAGTCTACTCCGTATACGTTCAACTCACAATATCTAGGCGATCCTACTGCTAAAGGTGTGGGCTTGGTAAGTGACGAGTGGTGGGTAGAATACGATGTATTAGATAAAGGTAATATCAAGCGAACTTTCATGACGGCTGATACAGCGTCTACAAAAAAAGATTATTCTGATTACTCTATAGTTTGTCTATGGGGAATCACAAGGGATAATAAGTTGATCTTAATAGATTTAATCCTCGGGAAGTGGGAAACACCAGAGTTGAGACTTGAGCTAATCAAGTTCTGGAAGAAACACACGGATAATTTTGATGTCAACTACCCTATGCTATTGCCAACGGCACTACATATGGAAGATAAATCTTCTGGACAGTTCTTAAACCAACAGTTCGCAAGAGATGGCTTGATCAGAATTATGCCAATTCCCAAAGATAAATCTGCAGGAGATAAAGTAGCAAGATTCCTTAATACAGTGCCTTACTGGGCACAAGAAAGAATATTAATGCCAGCAGAACATAAACATAGAGCTCATATAATGCGCGAAGTTTTGAATATAACGGGATTAGGCAGTGGTACGGGACACGATGATTTCATCGACAACGTATCAGATGCTGTAGTCGTTGCATTCAGTGCAGCTTCCGCGAATTACGATGATTGGCTATAATTGGAGAATAATGATAATGGCAATTAAAACAAGACTAGACAAGCGTTCCGAAGGGAACGGTGAACTAGTAATTGTTGACTCACTAAGTGGTGATGTAATAGCCAAGATAGCTGCAGTCAGTAATAAAATAGAGCTTGAAATCACCACGATTGAAGGCTTGCACATCGAGAAACCAAACGGTTACTCAAGCAAACGTTAGGAGGCTCAGATGTCCAATTCCTACCAAGAACGAGTATCAAAGTTTAAGGATGGTTTAGAGAATGTAATGACAGGTCTAGGTGGAGAGAATGATAAAAGCTCCCACAACAGATGGTATAACACCGGACGTAACCAAGACCACCCCCAGTTAACAGCGAGATTCCGCGAAGACTGGATTGCACAAAAGATCTGTACAATCATGCCCCAAGATATGACTCGCGAATGGAGAATGATTAACACCCCTGAAGGCATTGCTGCTGACAAGGAATTTAACGTTCGAGGGATGTTCCGTGAGGCTCAGAAATGGGCAAGAGTATATGGCACTTCGTGTATACTACTCGACCTTAAAGGTACAGGTGACATATCTAAACCTCTAAACTTCAGGAAATTGAAGCCAGGATGCATAAGATCATTACAGGTAGTTGACCGAACACGTCTATTCCCTGTGGGTGAAGTGGATTACAATCCGTTGAGTCCTAATTACGGTAACCCAGAACAATATATACTAGGTGGAAGCTCTCAGAGAATTCATTCAAGTAGAATATTAAGATTCGAAGGTACCGAGTTAACTAGATATGAGCAATGGCGTAACCAATGGTACTCTGATTCTGTATTAATACCTTTGACTACTACTATGGATAACTTCCATGTAGCAGCACAGTCAGCAGCGGCTCTTACACAAGAAGCAAGTGTTGACGTAGTGACAATTGAAGGTCTGCAAAATCTACTAACAAACCCGTCTGGTGAAGCGGCTATAATGAAACGCTTCCGTATGATGAAGACTATGAAGTCTGCTCATAATATAATTCTACTAGATAGTACAGAAGAATATAATACTAAGACACTCTCTTTGAGTGGTGTTAAAGATCTTATTTGGGAGTACTTGAGAGTAGTAGCAGCGGCAGTAGGTGTACCTGCAACAAGGTTCTTATCAGCAAGTCCAGACGGCATGAACGCAACTGGTGAGTCAGACTTAAACAACTATATTGATATGCTGAAAGGCGAACAAATAGCTAAGTTTGATCCTAGAGTCTTGGTGATAGATAAAATACTACAAGCTCACTTTGGTATCCCACCATGGGAATATGAGTGGAATTGTATATTCCCTGAATCAGCAATACAGGCTAATGAAAGAGAGAAGACCCAGTCTGAAACTCTTCAAAACTATGTTGATGCATTAGTACTAAGTCCAGCTGAAGTAAGAGCAATCTTAGTTTCCAGACAGACTTATAAGGGAGTGGATTTAAGCGGACCTCCGCCAACCCCACCACCTGAAAATAAACCCACCGGAGATTCAAATGCAAAGTAAAAGTGCATTAGTAAACTTCTGTGATGAAGCTGAAACAATCGCTCTGAACGACTTTGCTTTAGATTTACCTACACAGCGTAAATTTAAAGACACTGGTCAGATGGTTGCACCTGCTACAATTGCTAGAACTGGTATTATGGAATACACAGCTAAGCAATGTGGTGCTTTATTCGCAGACAGAGATCCTAACTCAGTGATACGTGTTATGACAGAGGCAACGGATCTGTTTGATGCAGATTCAATTGCATCTTATCATTCAGCGCCTATCACTATTGGACATCCCAATGAAGATGTGACAGCTGATAACTCTAAAGAGTTACAAAGAGGTCACTTAGATGGTGTACCATTCGCTGATGAAGCCAATGGAATGCTAGCCGCTCAAATCGTATTAAGCGATAGTGAAGCTGTCGATACAGTAAAATCAGGTACTTCACAACTGTCTTCAGGGCATGCCTGTATTTTAGTAATGGCCGATGCCGATGCTGATTACGATGCTAAGAAGACTATGATACGTGCCAACCATGTCGCTATTGTAGCCCGTGGGCGTGCTGGTTCTGCTGAAATTGCTGATGAAGAGACTGTGACTGTTGAAGTAAAACTTGCAGACGCTGAGTCTAAGCTTACTGTTAAAGATGAAGAAATTTCTGCTTTGACTGCTAAGCTAGATGCCTCGACAGAAGCGGTAGCATTAGGTAAGACTAATCTTGCCGACGCTGAAGCTAAGTTTAAAGATACGGTAGAGAGTACTGTACGAGCTAAACTTGATTTCTTAGCCCTAGCCTCAAAGTTGACCGATACTGATTTAGTTGGTATGGAAGAACTTGAAGCTAAACTCCTAATCTTGAAAGATAGTTTAGGTAAAGACTTCTCTGATAAAGACAAAGTCTATGTTGATGCTCGCTTCGATGCCCATCTTGATTCCGTCAATGACGCTAAAGAAGAAGATGAAGAAGATGAGAGCAACTCAATTGCCGCTGTGTTAGCGCGTGACGCCATGGACAAAGCAAATATGGATGATAAGAAATTACCACCCAAAAATCAAACTGCTCGTGATAAATCAATCGCCCGCAACTCAAAATCTAAATAGGAAATAAACAATATGCCTGTTCAAACTTCATATTCTCAATATACTCGCGATGCAGTAGTAGGTGCTCTCTACGGAATCACTCTAACTAACTCTGTTCGCATGACTGGTGTCAATGCTGGCGCAGCCGAAATAGGCTTTGGTGTAGCAGTAAAGAACATTGCTGGTCTAGGCAATGATCGTCAAATTGAACTTGGTGGTTTACCACTAGTTTCTGGTATCTCTATCCGCCAAATCAACAAGCAAATGCAAGTTGTACCTGGAACTGGGGCAATATCTTACGCCATTGGCGAAGCTGTTGGCGTCCTAAAAGACGGTTATATTAATGTATTACTTCAGGCTGGTGCTGCTGCTGTGAAAGGGGCTCCTGTATTTGTTAACGCAACTACTGGTACTTTCTCTGCTGATACAACTGGTTCTCACGTGTCTTCAACCAACGTGACCTTCGAATCGACTGGCGTAGCTGGCGATATCGTAGTTGTTAGTATCACTCGCTCATTGCAAGCTTAAGAAAGGAAATAAATATGTTACGTTTAGTTAAATTCACCGATGAAGCTGGTGTTGAACAAGAAGTAGAATTACGCGCTGATGTTGCTCGTTTAGTAGATGCGTCTGCTACAATGAACGACTCTGACGGTCTGTTCTTTCAACGCCAACTAGAAGTAATTGAAGCATCTACTTATGATGTTCTTTATGCTGACCTTGAAGCACGTGATTGCTTCATTACAAATACCTATGGCGGTGCTGGTGCACAGCAGTTGACGTATCGTTCATACGATCGTGTAGGTAAAGCTCAGGTAATTAATGCTCGCGCAATTGATTTACCTAAGTCTGATATCTCTGGTAAAGAATATTCAATAGGCGTAGTGTCTGTTGGTGTTGCTTATGACTACGATATCGATGAAGTTGCTGCTGCTCAAATGACTGGTATGCCTCTTGAAGCTCGTAAAGCAATGGCTGCACGTCGTGGCTACGAAGAGTTTATTAACCACACAAGTTGGTTCGGTGATAACAATTCTGACCTTAATGGTTTCTTCTCTCCAGAGAATGCTGTTGCTCGTACTAAAGTTACAACTGGTGTAGGTGGTTTCACTTGGGATCTTAAGACTCCAGATGAGATCCTTGCGGATCTAAATGAAGCATGTTCAAGCATGTTCGCTGGTACTAAGAAGATTCACCGTCCTGCTGAGCTATGGTTGCCAGTAGCACAGTGGAACTACATCCGTAGTACTCCTCGTTCTAATGTATCTGATACAACTATCTTAGCATACTTCCTTGCTAACAGTGAGTTCATCACTGATAAAGGTCAAGTCAAGATGTTGAACATCCTTGAAGAAGTAGTTGCTGAAACTGCTGGCGATGCTGGTACTACTATCACTGATGGTGTATTCGTTATCGTAAACCATAAGACTCCTGAAGGTCAAGAGACTGTTCGTATCCGCGAAACTCTTCCTCTACAGTTCTTGCCTGTGCAATTGCATGGTCTAGTTTACGAAGTACCTGGCCGTGGCCGTTTTGCTGGTGTTGAGGTTACTTATCCTCGCGCGATGGATATATACTTTGGGATATAGTTGTATCTAGAAGTTGTGGGATCGTTTGATCCCTTTTTTTTAAATTAGGAGAATACCAATGCGTTTACGCAACAAAATGAAGGCCCCAATCAAGTTTGTAATCCGGAAAAATCTGGGTGAGCAGACTGATACAGTAAATCTTGACGGTGTAGTAATCGGAAAGAAACCAGCTTTGCCAAAACTTATGACAATCCACGTAGGCCAAGGTGCTGAAGTAGAGATTGAAGATAAATATTGGGCACAGGTATGGAACTCCAAAGGGAAGACTGTAGTTGAATTCGATGAAGTGGAAGAAGAGCATCTTAGCCTTAAGAACTCTGACAACAAACCTCTTAAACTATTGAAGCGAGAAGCTACGAAGACTCGTACTGTCTTCACTTATCGTGATATGGTCAAAGATGGGCTTCTTGAAATCACTGAGAAACCTAAGCCACTGCTCTCTGAAGCAGCCATGGTTAAGGAAATCACTGCAGCCTTAGGCGTAGAGTTTAAGCCGAAAGACACAGAGCAACTGATCGAAATGTACGACAAAGTAATAGGTTAATTACTATGGTGATATATGCAACTTGGATAGTACGCTATCCTCAGTTTGCTGTCACTCCAGAAGCGATCTTTGATATGTTCCAGAGCGATGCAAACATCGAGATGGGAGTTGCTGAAGATCGTTGGTACGATACATATGATGTAGCGCAGTCAGCTTTGATTGCGCACTTTGTTACTATGTATAATGGCTATTCTCTTGGTGATGATACACCATTACAGCCTATACGTACTAAAGAAGTGGATGATGTTATGGTTGAATTCGCAGTCTCGAGGGACTTGCAGAACAACCTCGACCCATATCAAGCTACTTCTTATGGACAGCAGTATCTGAAATGGCGCAGACAATCATTTGCTGGAGCTAGAATAGCATGATAAATATGAGACAAGCTTTCGGTAGGGAAACCACAACCACTGTCTTGCTTCATAGATATCTAGAAGGTAGCTGGAACAGTGACAACGAGTGGATACCTGATGGGTACACCACGGCTGTACCGATTGAAGCGACACCCATACCAGTAGGTGAAAGAAATACTGGCACTCACGGAGAGAATCTAAGCCCTGATAAAACGGGTGAAAGAAAACCTTCGTCAATGAAGTTTACTTCTAGAACAGAACTAAATGTAAACGATGTAGTAGAATACAGAAGTGAGAATTTCAAGATAACTAGAAAAGGCGACTATAACGCTGCTGGTTTCTTTGCTGCTGTAGGTATATCACATCAGAACTTTACACCTGGGGAAGTCTAATGAACGATCCAGATGTTTTAAAGATGCAAAAATTAGTAGACTTGGCTTTGGGTAGAGAAAAATATACTTATCCGATGCAATTGAATGCTCCTAAACCACCTAAACCCTTTGCTAGTGTAATGAAATTATCAGAGCATAATCCGGGACAGGATAGAGTGAAGACTACTGAAGAAGGTAATGTACTAACTACCACAACTGAGGGTATACGTATAATAACTTTTAAAGTGTTGTTCACTGAAGGCGATGAAGAGCAATCAAGATTACAAGCCAGTTTTAGAAGACAGGTAATACTGGACTTTATGGTATCAGAAGATTTAGCAGTGTTGGAACATTCTCCAGCTGATAATGAGAACTTAACGCTAGAAACAAATTGGGAATTACGTGATGGCATACTAGTAAAATGTATGGTAAGGCGCACGTATACCCACGATGAAACAATTATAGAGCATGCTACCACCCCAGGTGAAGTAACCGAAGCTGGTAAAAGCACTCTAGAATTGTTAATGACTGTAGATACTACAGAATAACTTAAGGAATTAAAAAATGACTCTTCCTATCTCTGAGGCAGTAAATGTTACTATTTCTTTATCACCTACCGCTGTTGCGTTAGCTGGTTTTGGCAACTTATTAATGTTGACTGATGAAACTTCAGCCAATATCGAGACACATGAGCGTTACCGCTTATATTCAAGCCTTGCCTCTGTCTTAGTTGACTGGGCTCCTACAACTGAAGTATATAAAGCTGCTGAAGCCTATTACTCTCAAAGTGCTCAAGAATTCTCTGTAGGGCTAGTGTCAAGCGCTGCCTCATCTGGTGAATTACGTGGCGGGCCTATCGCTACATTAGGTACATTGCAAGCTATTACTGCTGGCGCTATGACCATATCTGTAGATGGTACACCACAGAACTTAACAGCAATTGATTTCTCAGCTGCTGCTGATTTAGATGCGGTTGCCGCAGCATTGACTGCGAAGTTGACTGCTGCTACATGTACCTATGACGCAGTTAGCCTGACGTTCAAGGTAGCATCTGATGCAACTGGTGTAGCGTCTGCTGTTGCTTATCCTAGTAATGATGTGACTCTTGTCGCTGAAGGCATGGGTCTGATTATCGGTGCTAAGATCATTGCTGGTCGTAAAGCTGAAACTGCTTTAGAGGGTATTGCTGAAGTCGCTAAGGTGACTGACTCTTACTACGGTATTGTAACTCATAAGAAATGGCGTGATAATGGTTCAGCTACTGATCTAGCTGGTTATGCTGAAGGTGCATCCAAGATGTTCTTCAACACTTCTAATGATCCTCGTGCTTTAACTACTGATGAAAGTCACGTAATTGCACTTATGAAAGCTGCTACGTACGACCGTACTTTATCTAACTATAGCTCAAGCCCTGCTGAATATCCTGGTGCTGCTGTAGCTGGACGTGGCTTCATTGTTAACTTCGAAGGTACTAATACTACTATTACTTTGAACCTTAAGCAACTTGGTGGTGTTACTGCTGAAGACTTAAGCTCAAACGAGAAGGCTAACCTTGAGTCTCATAATGGTAATGCTGTTGCTATTATCGCTGATGTTGGAGTTTACTCTGATTCTCGTATGGCTAGTGCACAATGGTTTGATACTATTCACGGTACCGATTGGTTGAAGAACCGTATCGAGACTGATGTGTTTAACGTGTTGTTTCAATCTGCTACTAAGATCCCTTACACTGATGCTGGTGTTACTATCTTACGTCAGGCAGTTGAAGCTGGTTTACGTCAAGGCGTAACCAATGGTCTAATCGCTCCTGGCGAAACTCCTTCAGGCACATTCTTGCCTCTTGGTTATTCCATTAAAGCAGTTCCGGTTTCTCAGTCTAGCGCAGCTAACAAGAGCAATCGTATTTATAGTGGTCTAAGCTTTGAAGCAGTAGGTAGTGGAGCAATTCACAAAGCAGTAGTAACTGGCGTGTTCAACGGTTAAGGAATAAGTAAATGAAACAGTATAGTTTTTATAATGTCGATCTATTGATTGATGGAGTAACCATCGATGGTTACTCAGATAGCGCTGCTATCATCACAGCATCTCGTTCTGCGCTTCAACACGCTAAAGTAATGGATGCTCGCGGTAAGATGGTTGCCGTAACTTCTGCAGATAAATCTGGTACTATTACCTTTGATATCCTACAGACTTCTGATAGTAACGCATTCATGCAAGTGCTTGCACTCACAAGCCATGAGTCTGGTACTTCAGGCGGTTCAGATACTTTCTTACCTATCCAAGCTCTTATCAATGATAAGATGGGTACTACAGTTGTAACTGGTGTTAATGGTTTCATCACCATGCAACCTGGTGTTGTCCGTGGTACAGGTGTTGCAACAAACACTTGGGTAATGGAATTCGAACAACTTTGGTTGGTTCGTGGTACTTATAGTACTGTTGGTCTTTAATAGGAGAAGTTAGATGGCATGCAAAGATATGAATGGGGTTGTCGATGATAAGCCCATATATGTTAAGCAATGGTCAGCTACAAGAAGCTTAGAGAACCTTAGCAAATCACTGGAGACGTTTGGGGCTAAACTAGCCCCCTTCGTCGAAGGTAATTTCCTCATGGGTGACATAATAGCTTTGCTAAATAGCGACCCTGCAAAGACAGTTCCTCTAATTAAGGAGTTTGTTTCTTGCGCTCGGCTTGACGGGCAGGAAGTTCAGGTACCCACCTTTGATAAGTTCTACAACGGAGAATTGATGCTTGTGTTTAAAGTATTCTCATTCGTGTGTGGAGTTCAGTATAAAGATTTTTTCGAGCAAGGGCAAAGTCTTCTAGACAACCACCCAGAGTAGAATCTGAAGATGAAGATGAAGAGTTTGATCCTCTAGAGTTCAAACCAAAACCTTTAGGCGAACTATTTCCAAGTATCAATTTTTATTTATGCAGACCAATTATTGAAGAACCCAGATTGTGTGATATGAGCCAACTTCAAGATGGGACTTATAGTATATATGATCTATTTATGTTCCATGAGTTGTTAGACTTGGGGGCACATTTGAAACAACGTCACAGCAAGGGTTAGATATGAAAAACAAAGGTACTTTAAGTTTAAATAGAGAGACTAAAGAAAAGAAAGTTGAACCAAAGAAGGCAAGACTGCCCGATTGGATTGACAAACCGTCTCGAGGATTTAGCAGCAAAGATGCTGTTAAGCCTGAGAAGAATACAGAAAGAGATCTGACCGGAGGTGATCGTTCAAGATTCTTCGGTGTAGATGAAGATGGAGAAGAACTGAACCCACTGGGTTGGCAGGGTAACTCCATCATAGATACTATAGCAGCTACAACAACTCCTGAGCAAGTGGCCGCTGGCCGTATATCTGCTGGAGGGGGGCAAGCAGCTAATGCCTTTATATCTAATGCTAACGAAGCTAAGAAGCTATTGGCATCAGGTATCAATCCAATGTCACTGAAGGATAGTTATATACCATCTGAGAAGTTGGCATACATGTCAGCTCACAGTGGATTGGACATAGGTAAAGTATCTAGAGAAGTATCTGCTGGTATGCATGCAGATAGTCACGAGATGGACTCTTATGACACAGTGGGACTTAGGCCAAAAGAGCCTGAAGATAAGTACGAGAACGACCACAATAGGAATATGCGTAATGCAGCTTTTGCGGGTGTAGATGAGAAGCAAGTCCACACCCCTGAAGAACAGATGTTAGCTACCTTTGGCGCTCTGACAATATCAAAAGATAGAGGTAAACAACAAGTAGACGCTCCTGACTCGGTGTCAATAGGTACTGAAGAACATGCTATACGTAAGTTCGACCTCAAGGTGCAAAGATCTACTTCAGCACTAGAGAAGATTGCTAATCTGTATCTACCTAAGGCTCTAAGAGGTAGGACTAATCTGGAGAAATCGGATAAGTATAAGAGTGGCACGCCTGAACAAAACCAAGGTAGATTACTTCGTAACGAAATAATAACTGCACTCGGTAAGATTCTACCAACCACTATTGCAGATACAGGTAAACTAATGGCTGAGAAGCCTGATGGTAAAACACCTTGGTCACAAGCATTACCCTCACCAGCACGATTGGGCAAGTTGGTATCTAAGTCTACTGCCAGTCTGTTGGAAGATCCTGTTATAAACAAAGAGAACAGACCTACAGTAAATGCTAATATAAAGACTATTAAGAGTCTGTTCAACCCGAGTAATGAGGGTGGATTATCCAGAACCAGAAACTCAGATGTGTATGCTGCTAAGTATATGTCAGACGAGTTAGCTGCAAGTGGTATGGATGAAAGGCATACTGTACTAAGTCAAGATGCTGATCGTGATCAAGGACATGAATTCAGGGTAACAACTGATATACGTGAAGCCATGAGTGAAGGCATGCAGATGCTTGGTATGAATGCTACGGATCTTAAAGACCCTGAGCAGGCAAAGTTACTGAAGACAACCATAGATAAAGGTTTGGACAGTGATGCTGCTATGTATGCTAGTGCTAAGGTTACATCTAAGACAGATGCAACCGAGGACATCGATAGAGAGATATCGAAGCAGTTATATAAACAGGAATCAGAAAATAGGTCTACCCTAGCTGCAAGAGAGCAAGAACAGATAATGACTCAGTCAGCTATAAATGCTGAGATGGCTACTAAGCCAGAAGTGATTAGTCGCAATAGGAAAATAACTGGTTTAAATTCGGATACTATAGACACGAGATTTAATATTGGTAAATCCTACAGCGAGAAGATAACACCTGAAACTTCTATGTTCAAGCCTAAGCAAGGTAAAATAGTTTTAGACGAGGCATCTCAGGACAGACGGGATCAGGAGGCTGAGAAGAAAGCCAAGAAGAGACCTAAGGTAGAGCCTCCAGTCATAGGCGAGCAGATCCATAAGACTCAGAAAAAGAAAGCTGAGCCTGAGCAAGTGGGAACATCTGGTAATACTCCTGAAGAGGCTCTTGCTAAGTTCAAGAAAGATAATCCCAACATCAGTGGATTTGTAAGTGATGGTAAGGATGAGGTTGGTAAGATAGATGAAGTACAGCATGCTGTATGGCAGAAAGCCCGTAGAGGCAAACTGACGTCATCTCAAGTCCCTAGTATGGACGGCACAGGTAAACCTGGAGACTCTGATAGGACTATTGCTGGTGTAATAAAGCAAGGAATAGGTGCTGATACTGGTAAAGAGTTTAAAGGGAATGCTTGGACAGAATCTGGTAACATACTGGAACCCAGAGCTTTAGATTGGTATAAGCGTACGAAAGATTCTACCACATTTGAAACTGGTATGATCAAGAATAGTGCTCTACCTGGCCAAGCAACTACTCCAGATGCGATTGCAAAAGATGGGAAACGTATTGTAGAAGTGAAAAGTAGAGAGTCATTGATTGACCCTACCAACTATCATTCTTCAGAAGCTAAAGCACTGCGTAAATATAATATGCAGATGCAACATCAGATGCATGTATCTGGCCTTAAAGAAGCTGACTTAGTTCAAGTAAGACGTGGTATCAATACTAACGAACTGTTTGAAGAAGGTGGGCCTGACTCCTCCAACTTCCGAGCTGATACCTTCAAGCGTGACGATGAAATAATTAATCGCATGGCTCCGGTATGGGATACGGTAGGTAAAAGCGCGGATAAGATAAGTAAGCTCAAGCCTAAAGAGCAAGAAAATCTAGCTAAGGCTGTAGAAGAAGGTAACATAGCTTCATTCGAGAAACTTGCTAAGAAGCATGGTCTGACTGAAGTGAGTGGCTCTGTAGCAGCTGGAATGAAGGCTCCTAAGAAGGGTGGCTCTGGTGGAGGTGGTAATGATATCATCGATACTTGGGGTAGCGCGACTGGGCCAACAACAGCTGGCAGTCTTATTAAGTCAGGGTTAGCACGTTCTAGGGGAGGGAGAGCAATAAATGCTGCCACTGCTGTAGCAGGCGCTGCTTGGAAAGGCGCTAGAGATTTAAACAATGCTAACTTAAAGCTTGGTTTTAGCGCTGCCTCAGCTGGTATGGATACAAGAACCTTTGTAGAACAAAGAGGGGATGTTGCATCCTCACAATACCTATCAGCAGGGCAAGCTGCTCAGGACATTAATTCACTTGGGTTAGCTAAAGGTGGTCTAGGTCTAGGATTTACTGAAGGTGCTGAAAGAATAGTTGAGGGCTCACGAGGCTTATTGAACTTTCAAGACATAGCAAGTTACGACCCTAAGAATGGCGGGGCTGCTAAACTGCTACAGAAGCTCCAAGACGAAGGGGCAGCTAGGAACTACTCCAAGGCCCAGATGTCAGCTATAGCTCAACAGACTGGTCTGAACTCTGCGGTAGCTTCTGAGGAGCAAGAGCAAGGGCAGTTAGAGTTGAATGACGCTTGGGTCAATATGGACAAGAACATTGCTGAACTAACTATATCTGCGGGAACTACGATGGGTCCTGATATAGCTACGATAGGTACCATACTAAACAATGGTCTAGGAGAATTTGGTCTAGACTATAGGAAAGGTGAAACCCCTGAGAACGCTGGTCAAGCAAGTATGAAGCGTATGCAAGAAAAGGGATTTGTTGGTGGTGTTTGGGATGAACTCAAAGACATACCCAGAGCTGCAGCCTTCAGTATGGGCTTATCAGATAACGGTAATCGTTATTCTGGCTTGATGATAGATGGTGATGAGCCTGAATATAGTCCTGAAGAGTACAAGAAGATGCAAGATCCTACCTATATGGTAAATCAATCGGGCGTAAATAGTACTCAGAAAGTGACTATAGAAGTCAAAGGTGAGATAGGTGTTGAGGGAAGGTTGGCTCAGAAAATAGCAGTTATGCCTGAAGACGAATCAGATGGCAGACTAAATAAAAAATAAGAGGAATTTATGTATAAGCGTTTTATAAGACTTGAAGCGACTGACTTCGAAACTGGTGATGCTATATTCACTACCGAAGAGCATAGAGTATCTTTCGAATTGGATATTGGTCTGACTCAAGGTATTGCAAGAGGCAAGGTAACAATATATAATTTAGCACCCGATGAATCTAAGAAGCTAACTCGAGGTGACCTGAAACCAGGTAGCTCGGGTAAGGCTGATAGTAACAAAGAGCTAAAGAAGGTTAGGATAAGATTATACACAGGTTACGTGGATGAGATTAGAGATGAAGGATTAGATCCTCAACTTATACTAGAGGGGTTTGTAATGAGCGCCACTGTGTTGAAGAGGATACCTGAAAACTTAACCTTCCTATATGTCATTGCCTTCGGGAGTAACTTACTTATTAATAAGTTTGAAGCTTTCGATACTCCAGGAAAAGACTCTGAAGATCCTAAGATGACGTTGAGACAAGTCATAACAAAAATATGTGTGGGTGCTGGTTACCTAGAAGGTGCAATAGACTTCAAGTCTGTACCCGACGTATTAATGGATCAAGAGTTGATAGGTAAATCTTTCAACAATCCTGATAAGGGTATGTTTAAAGCACTGAATGAGTTGGGTGAAATTTATACGTTCACTTGGGGTGTAAGAGCTAACGGTGTAGGTATATATCCGCTGTTGAAAGATAGTGCTATAGACTCTACAGAGTATAACTACCTTCAGGAGAACGGGGAAAGGCGTAAGATAAATCCAGTTAGGGTTAAAGGACAACCTATAGCTGGTATATCCACTCTAGAAATAGAGCATGTGCTTGATTCCTCTTTGTTTCCAGGAGTCGTATTGGATGTTAATGAGTTAGAAGATATAATTGACTATACTCATTTAGATAGATCAATATTTTTCTCTGATGATGTTGCACTATATGCAGCCCGAAAATTCTATATGATAAAAAGGGTAGTACATAGGGGTGACACCCATGGAGCTAATTGGACTTCGACGTTAGCGTGCGGGCTACCTTCGTCAGGTATAACAGGAAATGAGGAGATAGGCGATGGCTAAATTAAATGAATGTTTGATAGCTTGGGAAGATGATGATAAGAACTGGCATGCAATGGCTTTTGATGGTGTAAGAGTTGAATCTCATGCTGGGGAAAATATAGTTACTTCATACCCTGTATCTAAAGGATTTAAAGTGAGCGAGCATACTATAAGACAGAATGCTAAAATTACTTTAGAGACTGTTACTTCTAATATAAGTATGCCTGTGGCAACTATACGACAAAGTTACGAAGCTGCTATTAAAGGGTTAACAAGTAGGGCAAGGTCACTTGGACTAGCTGACTCTGCTACCACTCTTGATAGGGTTGAACGTTGGGGAAGATTGGCTTACGAGTCTACATCGACTGAAGGGCCAGTCTCCCTACAAAAAGTAAACTCAACCTTCGATAAGATAAAGGAGTTAACTAGAACTGGAACTCTGGTACATGTGCTATCAATAAGAGGTTCGTATTTTAATTGCGTGATAAGGAGTTATAATACAGCGTCAGAGGTTTCTAATTCTTATAGCATGTTCGCAACACTACAGCTGGAAGAATTGGTGACAATAAGGAATGTCCCTACTGGTACTATATTGACTGCACCTATAGATACCGATGGTGAGTCAGTCTACGAAGATTTAAACCCATTGGAGTTGCTAGCATAATGGCTACTAAAGAAGAGTTCCTATTGGAATCCCACAAGCAAATATCATTCAACGAGAAGTATGGAGTAGCTTTTGTATATGAAGATATTGACTATACAGTCGGTAAAGTAATATATAATGAAGTAGCAGATGCTTTAGTTATGTCATTTAAGTGGAGTAGTGGTGATGAGGTGGAGGAAGCCCACGGTATAGTTATACAGACTGGTGTAAATATGATACAGCAGCTGTCAACCAAACTACCCTCACTAGTAGCAGTCAACAAGAACAAACGTGGTCAGAATATAACTGACATAGAAGACCTAGCTTTATATATTATAGTTAACTTCGATACTTACTTTAAGGGAGGCTAAAATGCCACATGAAATGAATACAAGTATGGTAGGGGAGATAGTGGAATTCTTCCCAGAAACACAAACAGCCACAATCAATCTACACATGCAGAGTATTGTTTCAACAGAGAAATCTAATTATAACTCAGTCGAGTTATCAAATCTGATTGATGTGGTATGTATATTCCCTAAGGTGGGTAACTTCAGTATAACTACACCTGTGCAGGTGGGTGATCAATGTCTAGTATTCTTTATGGGTAGAGGTATTGAGCACTGGTTATACAGAAACGAAAAGAGGTATTCAGTTGAAGATGGGCGACCAGAACCAGCATCTAGATACAGATTTAATGTAGATGATGCTATAGCATTGGTAGGGGTGAGCAGTATGCTAGACCCTATAAAGGTGTTCTCTCCGGATTATTTAGAGATAAGAAACTCAGATGACACACAGAGAGTAACATTAAAACCTACTGGTGAGATAGAAATAAACACATCAGACTTCGACGAAAGCGAGACGCCAAAGATACTTTCAAGGTCACAGATAGTTATGACTAAGGAAGGAGTGGCTACTCACGATACTATTAAGTATGATGGTGCGGAGGCTGTGGAATCCTCTTCAACGACGACGATGGATAATCTTGGTAACATGACTCTAGATAGTCTTGTAAGTGGTACAAATCAAACTATTCAAATAAATGTCGCCAAGGATATTATATCCACAACTGGTAGCAGTGTACTTACTATGAAACACGATGGGACAGTTAATCTGGACTGTAGTGTGGCTTTGAATGTATCAACACCACTAGCAACATTCGACACCGATGTAAGAGTCGATGGTAATGTTACTATAGGTGGGGATATGTCTACAGATAGTAAAGGGTCTTACAACGATCATGTGCATCCGAAAGGAAGCTACATTGATGCTGAAAGTAGACCACTCAAATCAGGCGACTCTGGAGCAATATAGATGTCAAATTTAAAATTAGATTCTACCCACGATATAATAATAGGTCGTGGAGCTACTAGAGTTGATGGCGATAGCGATGAGTTCATCGTACAACAAGTGAAGTCTAGATTGCTATTTATGCTAGGTACATGGGAACTTGATGAGTCATTAGGATTACCTTGGAGTGGCGAATTACTGGTAAAGGATGCTGATAGTGCTCTATACCAAAGTCTAGTAAGACAGACAATACTCGATACAAAGGGTGTTGCACTAGTTGGATCGTTAGACTTTAATGTGGTAGGTAGAGAGATGATTATAAGCTTTACCGCCACCACTGAGAATGGTGTAACAATACAATCGGAGGCCTCGAATGTCGGGAGTTACCAATAGCGGGTTTGAGGCTATTACTAGGGATGAACTAGTAGTCCTCTTGAACGCAAGAATGAAGAACGAATTCGGGGAGATATTTGATGTCTCACCTGAAAGCCCTGATGGGCAAATGATAGGTATAATGGCAGACTTCATGGCAACCCAATGGATAATGGCTACTGATGTTTTCAATAGTTATAATCCCGCCGTAACAGCTGGAATACCCTTGGACAATGCAGTAAGACTGAATGGTATAACACGGACTATAGATAAGCCTACAAGTGTATTGGTAAGCCTGTCAGCATCTAATAATGCTTTTGACGGAACTATTATACCAGCAGGGTCAATAGTCGGAACCATAGACGGTCTTGAGTTTACAACTAATACTACGGTGACACTGCCAAGTGATGTAAACGTTACAAGCTTGACTCTAGGTGCTATTACTATAGGGCCCAACGAAATTACTGAGATAATTACAGTGATACCTGGATGGGATGAAGTTGAAAATACTGTAGCTGGTACGACAGGGGTTGTCAGAGAAACAGATACTCAGTTGAGAGCTAGACGTGAACGTTCAGTTGTTAGAACTGGGTCTGATACTCAGGAGGCAATTGCTTCCGCCATAGGTGAATTAGATATACTATCTGTATTGGTAGTGGATAATGATACCAATGGGGTTGTTGATGGAATACCTGCTAACTCGTTCCATACTATAGTAGATGGTGCTACAGACATTGAGGTGGCCACACAGATACTATTGGTGAAGCCTATTGGTATACCATCCTTTGGTGGGGTTACTGTAGTGTTAAAAGACTCCCAAGGTGTAGATAAGAATATAAGTTTCTCTAGACCTACGGACACACCTATAAAGGTAGAAGTGACCATAACTAAAGGGGTGAATGCTCCGACTGATGGTGACAACTTAGTAGGGTTGGCTGTGAAGGGATTCATTGATGCTTTCAATATGGGTGATGATGTTACATGGTCTAGGCTTTTTACACCTGCTAACTCCATACCTAATATCGATGCTACTAATATACGCATAGCTTTTGAAGCAAATGCATTTGGTGAGGTATCCTTAGAGGTAGGTACTACAGAGAAAGTAAGTCTTTCTATTGCAAACATTACCATAATAGAGGTTTAAAATGGCTATTCAAAGACCACTAACTAAACTACCACTATTGTTGGTACCTGAATATAGGGACTCTACTAACTTCAAACTATATCTATCGATATTCGGAGAGCAACAAGAAGAGATTCATATTGCTCTTGAAGACTCTAAGACTAAGAGGTATTTAGCCAATGCGGAAGGTTCGCAACTAGATACCATTGGTTATATTGTGGGTTTAGAGAGAGGTATATTCCCTACTATAAATGCAGAGTACTTTGGATTCTTCCTTTCAATAGGTGGCGAAACTTTCGGTACTACCAGTGATGCAAATCAGGGTGGTATCTTTAGGTCTTTGACAGACATAGAAATTAAGTATGTACTACTAGATGACGAAAGTTACAGAAGACATATTGAGGCTAAGATTGTAAAGAATCACAAGAGGCTGACTGTTGAAAACATAATAGCTATAGTCCAGAAGATATCAAATGAAAATGAGGTACATATAACGGAAGGTGATAAAACCTTCTTAGTGCATATACCTAAATTCCTTGATGGGGATCAGAAGCTACTGCTATCTGAAGAAGGACTTATACCGAAACCATTAGGTGTAGAAATAACATTTTCAGATCTATCTGGAATATTCTAATAATTAGGACAGACAATGGCACAAAGAAAATTTCCCTCTTGGGCAACCACCTATTCAGCAGATATAGGCAATGGTGATGAAAACATAACTGATCCTGGTGCTGCTAAGCAAGCTACTGGGTGGCTAATAGAGAAACCTCTATTACAATCTTTTAACTGGCTGCTAAACCTTATAGGCCACTTCATAAAGTCTAATAACACTGTACAAGGGATTGCCACTGCTATCGAATTAGAAGCAGGGCAGAGAGTCAGAGTAGATAACACTATAGCTATTGCTACTGTATTACTACCTGCAGATCCTTTTGATGGTCAATGGGTTGAGATAGGTACTCAAGGTCCAGTATCTGTATTCGCTGTCACTGTAAGTGGTAACGGTAGAGATATAATGGTGCCCGCAGATCAATCGACAGTGATAGACATAAACAACATAGTGCTAAAGTTCCATTGGAATGAAGCAACTACTATGTGGTTGATAGACCAAACATCCACAGGAGGAGAGTTATGAGTAATATAAGCGACTTCTTCAGCGAGAGTGTTGGTGGCGGAAGCTTTACCAGTATAACTGGTGGCGGAGCAATAGAGAATGATTGGTACTTCATAGAAGATAACCTGACATATACTCTACCGGCTGTAACAGCTGAAGCAGCAACCGTTGTAATTATGGGTGCTGTAGGTACATCACCTACACTGTTAACATTAGGATTGGACGTTATAAAGCTGGACGGTGTTACTCAAGATGATGAGGTGACCTTTACAGAACAAGCGTTGATTATTCTAGCGAGTAGTCAAGCAGGTGGTAATCACTGGGATATGGTCGAAGTAATGATCAATGCTAATGCTGCTACAATTGGGTTGGATCAAGTAGATAATACTACGGATTTAAACAAGCCTGTATCAACAGCAACTCTAGCGGCACTAAGTGCTCTTGGGGCTGAAGCAACAACAGTGATACCACAAACTGGTGGTGGCACTCTGACTACATTGCGAGTGAATGAGCTGCAAGATGGTGGATCATATTTCTTACCAGATGCTAACACTGTGTTGGTCAATCAGATAATAGAAATAACCCTACCAGACGAATTCAAAGAATTTGAACCTGTGGTTACGATTTCTAGTAGCGATACCATAAGCTTTTCAGATGGTACAGATACAAGTATAACATTTGATGCTAAGCAAAGCACTTATATTTCGTTAACGTCAGACGGCGTATCGAATTGGAGATTGTAAATGACAATTAAATTATCAGGATTAAGTGGCGGTGGTAGCGGCGAGATAGGTGATGTAATACTTACCGAAAGGACATTGCAGGAGAACGGTAATAGATTATTACCTTTGGATGGCAGTAAGCTTGATGAGGGGACTTACCCCATACTGGCAGCCAACTTTGAGACCGCCAAGAGAGTAGACCCTGAGTTATCATTTGGATTTGATGGATATTCTAACCATAGAGGTATGGCTGTAAATGCTGCTGGTACTATCGGTTGGTCAATGGAAACAGGTAATGGGCCAAACGACGTATTTAAGATAACGTTTGCGGAACAGAGGAGGGAAGTTGTATATACAGCCACAGCAGGATCACAAGTAGCTGGACCTTCCATATGCTGCAGTGACGATGGTACTAAGATATATGGATTGGTAATTACCAGCAATGGTGGTGTATATGTAATAAGGTCTGTCAATAGTGGTGTGAGCTGGAATGAAGTATTTATACATAGCAATGGTGGCACTGTAACAACACAATCAATTTCAGCCAGCTCTCAATTCGCTAGAATAGAGTGTGATTCAATTGGGGATAACGTAGTTGTGTATTCAGGTGCGGCAAATGATTACGATTTTACAGATGTTAGGAGGTCTGTTGATAGCGGTGCAAACTTTGCTCAAGCAGCCTCTACTAAAGCATTAGCAAACCCAGAGCAAACAGGCCACACAGTTATAAGTAGAGATTTGAGTACTATTGTTACTTCTCTTAATAATGAGAGATTTTGGATATCAAGGGATGACCAAGTATTTCAAGATAGGGATAGTTCATATTTCGATCCAAATACAGGTCTGACGCCTGGGTCAACAGGTACCCAATCCTTTGCTATAAACAATGACGGCTCTAGAATATTATCTTGGAACATGAGTGATACTGAAGGTACTACTAAAGTATTCTACTCTGATGACGATGGACTAAGCTGGACATTAGAATTAATCCAAATGGATAAACTCAATCTAAACTACAATGTCCCTACGATGCATATCGACCCTGACGACGTAAATATATGGTATCTGATAACCGCTGGCGTATTACGGAAAGGTACTATAATACTTTGGAGGTACAACCTATTGACTGGGGTGTTAGAACAACTAGGTGTAACCTATAATGGTAATCAGAATGCTATTGGGACCCAAGCAACTAGGTATGGTTCGGTAATAAGAAAGACAGGAACCACTGTAGTAATAGCCCTAGCAGACCCAGTATCACTGGGGGGATTTGCGGTACTTGTAACTGAAGATGGTAAATTCTTAACTGAATCAGATGATGATGGATTACCATACAAAATAATTGCAGACCCTGCTTAGGAGTAGATTATGAAAAAATTAATATTATTACCATACTTTGCTGTTGGTAGTGGGATACCTATACCTAAAGGTGTTATAAGTAGTTCAATGGAATTATTCCAAATTGAAGATACTAAATACTGGAAGTGTGTAGGACCCGAAGAACTGGAAACTGGATTACATAACTACTCAGATGATTACAAGATAATCACAGTTGAAAAGGTTGTGTATGAAACATTGAAATGGCTTCGCGAAGAATTAGGTGAAGATAACGAGAGTGCGTGTAGACTATACGCCCTTGACTCTTCAAACACTGGTTACAGAGAAGTTCAAGTATTCATGGATATGGTGCGAGATAGAATAGGTGACAATATTATTGTTACAGATTTATCGTACAAGTTTGGTATATTGCTTATTGAATCCGTAGGTATAATTGATGCTGTTAAAGCTGATGCTATGATGGCTCTTGGCAATCACAAAAGATAGGAGAGTCAAATGGCTATAACAGTACCTAACATTAGGCTTACTTCAAATGCGGATATAAAAGCCGCCTATGAAGGTAACGCCAATACCAACGCATTTACTGATGCTGAGAAAAGCACAAATTGTAACTAACACTAACTCGGTTGGATCACTTCAAGAGATTGATAGTGCTAAGGCCGATGGCTACACAGCCACAGCTTTCGAAAGAGTTGTTATGGACAATAGTGCAGCTACGGCAACATTAAACCTACCCGCTAGCCCTAGTATATGTAGTAGTGACGATGGTACAAAGATATACGGAGTGACATGGAACTCAGCTGGGGGAAGTGTCAGTTACTAGATCTATAGATAGTGGGGACAATTGGGACGAGACTGCCATAAACAGCTACGGCTCTTCGACTGACCAACAAGAAGTAACAGATACGCAAACTTGGGGTAAGATTGCATGTGACCCGACAGGGTTAATGTGGTAATGTATAACTGCCATAATGGGTATACTTTCACAGATGTGTGGAGGTCTAACGATAGTGGTGCTAATTGGAGTGAAGTATTAGCCTCTAGGTATAATACTAGTGCTGCTGTATATAGCCAAGGATTTACTGCTATTAGTAGAGACCTAACTACCATAGTGTCTAATCATTATGGTGCAAATAGGTTCCTAGTATCAGTTAATGATGGGGGTATTTATTAATAGAACAGCAACCTACTTCTCCTCAAATGGTGTGGAGGCTATGCCCACAGGTGCGAGCGTCAACATTATTATAAGTGATTCTGGTAGCAGGATTATGGTTTACCATACTACAAACAATAGATCTTTCGTACACTACACAGATGATCTGGGATTAACTTGGATAGAACATCAGATAGTTGGTATATCCTTAACTACTGCAGGATTTATTGATCCCGATGACGATGATATATGGTACTTTATAAGAACTGTAGGGTATCTACGGTAGGTACGTATAGGTATAATCTCAGTACTGAGACGGTGACGTACTTTGGGGGCTGCAAGTGGTGGGCTTGGGAACAAGAAATTAGATAA